TATATTGTTCTCAATCAACCCAAGCAATACCCTTCTCTGCTCAATAAGCACAGCCTCATCAACGGCATCCTGTAAAGTAGCAGTTTTTGGTTCTATTGTTTTGATGGGATGATTGTCTCTAAATAATACGAGTTGCTTGTTAATTCTGTGGATTTCAATCGTGCTTATCTTGATCTCAGGTTCGGATTCTGCGAGCAATACCTCCCAGAATTTGTCAGTTGATACAGCTTTTATGGAATTATTTTTGGTCATGGTAGCCTCCAAATGAATGATTAAAATTTGTTCCTGCTCAGGAACCAATGCGGAAACATAAAGAAATGGGAAATCTGACCTCAGCATTACGCACAATTTATGATCTGGGATTATGAAAGTCCCTTGGTAGGCACCATTGCTAGAGGTGCCCGATCTGCTGGGTGATATGGTCATTGTTGTTATGACTGTCAGCTATTTAGCGATCCTGTAGATGTTGGATCAAGTTGTTTAGACTCTTGGACGGTAGGTTACTAGTGTTCATCCTTTGCTCTGAGTTGTGCCCGCTATACCCTTCCCAATGACTCCCAGCCCTAGCATCTCCGCTTTGCTCCGAATCGGATCTCATGAGATCAGGTGATCATATCGACAATGATCTCCTGTCTAGATGAGACTTTTCTAAAACCCGATTCTCGCCTCCCCTTAACCATTCGGTACTCTACCGCTTCAGCACTCCTCAGCCTCCAAGCTATTTTATTGTTTATCCGCACATTCACCGCTTCGGTGATTCTATTGGTCCAGCGCATAGCTCCCCTACCCACCGGACCGGATTCTATTTAGTTAGTAAACCTCACTTCGTTGTTGTTGTTGATAAATCGCAATTTCTATATTAATGGCCAGCAAGACCTTGTCAAGCCCTAATTTTGTGACTAGACTATGAAATCTTTTTCCAATTTAGACCAAAACCAGCAAAAATGACCTGCTGAAGACGAAAAAACTACCAATATTTGGCAAACTATGAAAATAATTTCTAACATTGTTCGCTTGGAGAACAGACCTAGAAAATAGCTTCCTGATTGGTTTTGTCCGATACTGTCCGATCTGGAGCTGGAAGGGTACGAAAACCCAGCCTCCCAGCTCCCAAAATCGTGCCTAAATAGGCTCCCAAAACTGGCAGGGTAGGGAATCGGTAACCTGTAGCGGTAGAGCGTCCAAATAGGTACCCTGAGCTACCCTATCGGCAAGGTAGTTACTGGAGGAGCTACGTATAGCTATGACACTGCCACAAAAAAGACACGCTCCAGCTACCAATCCCAGCCTCCCAGCCTCCCAGCACAGCCTCAGTCACACAGCTACCAAGAGAAACCAGAAGAGCCTGCGACAGGAGCCAGCTTCGAAGCAAAAGGAGCCTGAGATAACCCTAACAACGATTAGGGTTGTTGAAGGCGACAGTTACACAGGGCAGCATCACTAGGGGGTAGGTCTTGTAGTCTTGCAGTTGTATTGGTGGATACCCGTCTATATTTAATTTTCACAAAAAGCGATTCCCACATTCCCACCCCCACCCGGGAATCGGGGAATCGAATAATCGAAGCAGTCCATAAAGACGGTGACAGTCGCCATACTGGTGCATTACTAGAACAAATGTACCATAACCAGTTCTAGTAACAGTAACAGGAGCCTGTAACAGTAACCTGTAACCAGTGGGGGGACTATAGGGGGGTAGGGGATTGTTAAGGGGAAGGGGGGATTAAGGGGGGGAGCAGGGAGTCCCAGATTGACCGGGGTTCATCTGGACGGCAAAGACATGGTGAGGCAGTTACCATCCCCGGTACCGCTCCCTGCACTTTGATGCTAACATGATTGGCATGATGAGTATCAGGTGTAGAGACTGCCCCAGATGTAGTGGCGTTACAGAGGAGAACGAGGATCGAAAGCATTGTCTGTTATGTGGTTGGGTTAATTACAAAGATCCGGTATCTGGTAGAAGGAAAGCTAGAAGGGCCGTCATCAAGAACAATTCACTGGGAGAAGTAGTGGTTCCCTACTACGGAGGCTATAAGCGTTTCTCTGGTGTAGATGCCACGGTAAAGATCACGGTAGCTAATCGCAAGAACGGTACTGAGGGATTTCTTTACGAGATGGATTGTCCATACGAGGAATGTGGTGAGAGTGTATTCCCTGAGAAGTACAGGCACTGTAGGAAGGATATCCCTGCTAGGTACGTGTGTACTGAGAACCATGTGTGGTATCTTGTTATAGAAAATAACCAGCCTAGTTTTTGGAGGTAGTTATGCCTAAAGTCGGAAATAAGCATTTCTCTTACAGTGATAAAGGTAAGAAAGCTGCTAAGAAGTATGCCAAGAAAACTGGTAGAAAGATGACTAATACTAGGAAGAAAAAGTAATGTCAGCAAGCCACGCAGAAGTATCAGGCACTAGGCCAGAGGACGTTAAGGCTAGGCAGAACATGTTCCTTGAGGCATTTGATAAGCACGGAACGATTAAACATGCCTGTATGGAAACCAAGATCAGAAGAGAGACTGTAGCTAGGTGGAAGAGAGAAGATGTTTTTGGTTTTGTTGACAGGTTCGATGATGCGAAGGAAGACTACGCAGAGATAATTGAGAACGTAGTATTTGAAAGGGCAAAACGTGCAGACTGTAATCCCATATTACAGATATTTGTTTTGAAGGCATTAAAGCCTGACAAGTATCGTGACCAGCCAGTTATTACTGACGATGTTGCCAAGGATGTTATGAAGGATCTAAGGAATAAGTTCAAGGGAATTAAGTTCTCAGATGATGACTCCGCTGACAGATCCGCAGAACAGCAGGCAGAAGACATCCTGAGAGGTAAGAACTAGTCGGGCTATTCGGGGGTTTTGCGAGTGACTTCATATTCCCCTCCGTTTAGCCCCTGAAAAAGAGGTAGCATGAATATATCTGGAGAGTTACCGCTATTTATAGGTGTTTCACAGGAAGAAATAGAGCGGTATATGCCTGCAATTATAGGTCAGTGTGATGCTTCTATGAGACTTGTTTACTCCACGGATAAGATAGTGGATATTCTTGCTAAGGATATGACTAGAGAGGAAGCGATAGAGTTCTATGAATACAATATTTTGGGAGCATATATGGGTGAAATGACCCCGATATATGTCAGTGAACATGACTCAATCAACGATTTCGTCCTCCCAGATTAATGAGGTAACTAATTACATCTACGACAAGGTAGGATTTGCCCCTACTCCTCTTCAGGTTCCCATACTGGCATCAAGGAAAAGGTTTATTCTGGTAGCTGGTGGTGAGCAGGCTGGTAAATCTATGGTAGCTTCCAAGTATTTACTGGGCAGATTCCTAGAAAATGACGGCCCCGGCCTGTACTGGCTGGTAGCTGCTGACTACGAAAGGACCAGAGCAGAGTTTGAGTATCTTGTTGAGGACTTCGGTTCACTGGGATTGCTAAAGGAATCCACTAAAAGGGTAGATCCCGGCAGGATAATACTGGCAGATGGCACCCGGATAGAGACTAAATCAGCTAAAGACCCACGTACTCTGGCTATGAGGGCACCTAATGGGATCATAGGATGCGAGGCATCACAGCTAGATCTCGAGACTTTCCACAGATTACGAGGAAGATGTGCCCCGAAAAGGGGCTGGTTATTTTTAGCTGGTACTTTTGAAGGCTCTCTAGGATGGTATCCACAGATGTATCAGGCATGGCAACACGCTTCTGAGTCTGATGAGAAAGCATTTTCCCTTCCAAGCTACTCAAACAGCCATTTGTATCCCGGCGGTAGAGAAGATCCTGAGATTCTGGCACTTGAAAGAGCTTCATCAGATGACTTTTTCATGGAAAGAATCGAAGGCGTACCGTCACCACCACAGGGACTGGTGTTTACTGAGGTAAGGCCAGATATCCATGTACAGGATGTCGAGTACGAGCCAGATGTTCCGGTCCATATCTGGATCGACCCCGGTTACGCAGAGGCTTATGCCTGTGAAATTGTACAGGTAGTTAACGATCAGATAAGAGTTATAGATGAAATATACGAAAGGAACCTAGTTACTGATGAAATGGTAGATATAGCCCAGTCCCGGCCTTGGTGGAGGGACGCACGGTTCGGAGTGATAGACGTTGCTGGATATCAGCATCAGGCTATGGCTGCCCCGGCAGAAGTGTGGCTGGAAAGAACAGGGATATTTTTTGATTCAGAGAAGATCAGGATTAACGAGGGAACCGAAAGATTAAAGTCGTTTCTTAAGACAGATCCGGTAGAACAACGTGCCCCACGGATAGTATTTAGCCCTAAATGTAAGGGTATTTTGTCCGAACTGGGGGTACAGCCAAACCCATTCGATGGGCAGTCAAGAGCGTATAGGTGGAAGATGGATAGAGATGGTAATATAGTGGGACAGACTCCAGAAGACAGGTACAACCACGGAGTGAAGGCAGTTATCTACGGTCTTATTAATCGTTACGGTTACGGATATATTACGGAAAATAGCACAATAAGAGTGAAACGCTGGTAATGGCTAATTACAAACCTGAAGAGATAAGTGCCCTAGTAGACAATCATTATGATTTAACCGAACCCATGCGAACTAGGATGGACAACGACCACAAGTTGTACAGGCTGGAAGAGTTTGATGCCGGGGAAGGATACCAGTCATACACATCCAACGAACCACAGGTCTATGCAGACAAGTTGATATCTTGGATGACCTCATCAGAGATGGTAGTACGAATACCATACGGTAATTCTGAGAGAGAACAGCGAGAGAACAACGATTCCAAGGAAAGATTCCTTATCGGGCTTAGTAAAGCTGCCGATGAGAGAATGGCAAACAGGTTCCAGCCTCCCATCAGGAACCAGATAGCTTGGTATATAGCTGTCAGGGGCTGGTACGCAGGAAGGTCACTGTTCGTTAAGGATAAAGATGGGGAAACCAATGTTGATATACAGCCTTGGGACCCCATGCACACGTACTGGGGCGAAGGAAGTAACGGTCTTTCTTGGGCCTGTTACAAGGTAAAACGTACTCCTTCAGAAATAAAGGCTATGTATGACGTAGACATATCAGGTGAAGGAAGCGATGCCAGTGATGACGATGCGGTGGACGTTTATGACTTTTATGACTCAGAAGACAACATAGTATGCACAGATACAGAGGTTCTCAAGAAGAGAACCAAGCACGGATCGGATCGTGTACCTGTATTTCTTGGCCCTGTAGGTTCTCAACCACTGATACAGGCCATAACTGATACAGGAAACCTAGATACCATCGAGGATTATGGGGAATCCTGCTTTAAATCCTCTAGAGATTTGTACGAAAAGCATAACTTTATGATGAGCGTGATGCTGGAACTGACAGCAAGGTCACGGAGACAGGGGTTAAAGGTAAAATCCAGAGACGGAACCAAGACACTGGAAGAAGATCCATTCAAGGAAGGCTCTGAAATCGCACTTGGGCAGGGCGAAGACGTAGAACCACTGGGATTACTGGAAATGTCCAGAGAATCCGGGGCTTTTATGGGTCTTGTTGCAGGAGAAATGCAGAGAGGTGGCTTACCTCACTCTATTTACGGTCAACTCGAGTTTCAGTTGTCTGGATTTGCTATAAATACCCTGCGTCAGGGAGTGGAAACTGTACTTATGCCACGACTTTCCGCACTAGAGAGAGCATACTCAGTTATATTTCGTCTAATGTGTGACCAGTACATAACAGGAGCCTTTAAATCCATAGAGGTTAGCGGTCAGGACAAGAACAGGATGTATTTCGCAGAAGAAATTACTCCTGAAATGATTCGTAACGGAGGCGATGCCGAAGTTACCTTTATGGGTCAGCTGCCTCAGGACGAGATGAGCAAGATGAGCATGGCCCAGATTGCAAGAGAAGGGCAGACTCCTCTACTTCCAGATACATATATACGTGACCAGATACTTGGGCTACAGTCAGCCGATCAGGTTGACGACTCTATCAAAACCCAGATGGCTGAGAGCATGTTACCCGAAGCTGGCCTGTGGACAATGCTACAGGCAGCAATTAATCAGGGAAGACAGGACTTGGCACAGTTCTATCAGGGTGAATTGTTAAGATTGTTTACTATGAAGAGCATGGAACAGGCACAGATGATGGGTGGTGGTGCTATGGGTCCGCAGGGAGGCCCACCTCAGGGTGGCCCACCGATGGGTCCACCGGGGGCACCTCCAATGGGACCACCGGGATTACCACCTCAGGTAATGCCTGATGCAATGATGGGGGTACCACCAGTACCTCCCACTGCTCCAGTTGGTCCTTCAGTTCCACCGGGAACTCCAAGGCCGGGAGCACAGAATACAGAAACAAGATTACAGAGTTTAGGTTTGATTCCACCGACAGGAGGATAGGGTTATGAATAGGTATGGATTTGGTGATGAACAGAGAATGTCTGGTATGGGTAACATACCCGGACTGTTTGCTGCATCTCCTACTATTGGAAACTTACCTCCAGAGATGGCAGCCAACCTGATTACTTCCAGCTTACAGGCTCTATCTCCTCAGGGATCGGGTACTCCATTTCAGGACTTTGAAATGACGGGTCCAGCCTTTAGTAAAACTATGGATGATATGGATCAGACTCCTCCTCAACTTCCATTACCACCATTACCTACTGAGCAAAGAACCGGATTAGATTACTTTTTAAAAGGTCCACAAGCTGCTTCAACTGCTCCTAGCTGGAATCCGGTAGATACTCTTAAGAGCGTTGCTGGAGCCATAGGATTAGGAAATCCCTCTGAGAGTATATTTGGAATTCCTTGGAGTAATGATCCTGCATTGGCAGCAAGAGGATCTATTACAGAAGGAAGACCAACAGGATCGGATATTCTTGCTGATCGAATAGCAAACCAAAATATAGAACAAATATCAACGGATCTCCAAGGCAATCCGGTGTATTCAATAAACCCAAGTGGGCAGAGCGTATTGGACCAATGGGGAGAAAGGCCAACAGTAATACCAAATGAGGTAACTTTTGGTCCTCCAATCTTTAGGGAAGACTGGAGAGAAAACTGGCCTGAGTCAAGAGAAGCTGCATCCTTAGGTTCTATAGAGGACGAGATGGGAGCATTGTCTAGTATGGGATTACCACCTCCAGTAGTAGGGGATACAGGTCCAAGTGCGTTCAGGAGATTTCTTACTGGCCCGGAATCTGCTCCAACTGCTCCTAGCTGGAATCCATTAAACACTCTTGAAAGCGTTGCTAGAGCATTATTGACAACAGATCGACCAGAAGTGTCTGTTCCCGGATATGCAACAGTAGGAGCCTTTCCTAAAACCTCTCCAATAGGAGAAAGGGCAGCGGAGAAGGAAGCAGCGTTACTTGCTTCCTACGCTGCTATGAGTCCTGAATTTAATGTTCCAAGTAATATACTGGGATTTGAGGAGCCTGCTGCTATTCCTACCAGAGCAGAGCAGGATGCAGCAGCAATGGCTGCTGGGACTGATATTAGTAGTCCTTGGTTTACAAAGTACGACACTCCTGAAAGTATTGAAGCGATTGAAGCAAGGGTTCCTTATCAGTATCGAAATGACGTGGCAAGGGACTATGGGCAGAAAATGCTTGAAGGTGATCTTAGTTATAGCTCTCCGATGATGGGATCTGGAGACAGACCAGCATTTATAGATGATGTTGCAGATGCAATGTACAACTTTAATGTTGGAATACCGGGAGGCTCAACTGTATCCGCATCGGATATTGTTGGAAGTATTACTGGCACTGCTCAAGGTGCAGCAGATTTAGCAACGGCAGGATACCGGTCTGCAAGCGGAACTACAGATGCAGATATAACTAACAGGTTTAATAGTGCAATAGAATTTTATAATTCGGTAAAGGGAAGCCCTCAAGAAGCCTATGCAAAGGCAGCACTAGACAGGGCAACAGCAGAGCATAATGCAAGATTCACTGATGGACCAGTCGAGGTTGACATGGGAGATACATCGGCATCTGGCGGTGCTGTAGCCAGTGCTGTTCCAGCAAAAGAACCAGTGAAAGCGGTTCAGGAAGCTAATAAGGTTGTAAAACAGTTAGCAGATACAGCTGCTACGACTACTACTAACACCATTGGTGGTGACCCTTTTTCTCCTTGGAATGAATCTGTAACACAAACTGAATCAGCCAATGTCCCTGTAGTTACTCCTGCAGCCAAGGCTCCTGCAGCAAATGTTCCGTTTACTCCAGAACAGTGGGTAGCAGCTGGTTACACATTGCAACCTGACGGTAGCTGGGATATAGAAGATACTTCAGCTGCTCCAGCTGCTCTCGGTGGCGGCGGTGGTGGCGGCGGCGGTGGTGGTGGCGGTGGTGGTGGTGGTGTACCGATGACAACTGGATCTGTTACTAATCCTTGGCAACAAAGTCTCT